AAAACTAGAGGCTTAAACATCAAAGGTGAATGGCAGACTAATTATCAAACAGGATCGAGGTATAAAAAGTATTATTTAATTAATTAATTTTTATATATTTGTAGTGTAGCTGACATGCACATTAAGCTAATTAAAAACATTTAAACCCTTGTGGTGGATGGGAGTGCATGCCCTGAAACCGCAAGGGTTTTTTATTTATAAAAGTTATCGGTTATCTGTAAACCGTTATAAATTATGGCAAACGTAAAATTAATATTTCAGGGAACTGAAAGAAGTAAAACAGAATCAAGCGAATTAGAAGCATTTGCTAATATTCACAATGAAATTTGTTTAAGTATTGAAGATCAAAATTATCCTGGTAGCATTATTTGTTTAGACAAATCAACTGCTATTAGGCTTGTTCGTGAATTAAAAAAGCAGATTGGATTCCTAATGGAAAGTGAGGTTAACAATGTCTAAGGAACTTCCATATTTTAAATTTGAGCCTAATCAATGGGAAAATGGCAATATTCAGATATTATCCAGAGAGGATAAAGGTTTGTTTATTGATTTATGCAGTATGTACTGGTCAAGACTTGGTGATTTACCTGAAAAACTTGCAATTCAAAAGTTATGCGGTGGCAATGCGGTTGCATTAAATTCGCTTTGCGAAGAAAAAATAATTGAGGTTTTAGATGGTAATATTTACATAAGATTCCTATCAGAACAGTTAAATGAGTTTGATGATATTAGCAAAAAGAACTCTAAAAATGCAAAAGATGGATGGGAAAAACGCCGTAAATTAAATGAAAATGAAGAATTAAGCCACCGCAATGCGACCGCATTAAATTCGCAATGCGAAAGTGATGCCATAAGAGAAGATAAGAGAAAAGAAAATAAAAGAATATATATACCATCTCTATCTGAGGTTGAGTTGTATTTTAAAGATAATGGCTATACAAAAGAATCAGCAATAAAAGCATATAATTTTTATGATGTTGCTAATTGGGTTGATAGCAAGGGTAATAAAGTTAAGAATTGGAAACAGAAGATGCAAGGCGTCTGGTTTAAGGATGAGAATAAAGCTGCTACTTTGCAGTACATAGATTTTAGACCGGGCAACTGATGATTAGGAAATTTAAAGATATTCAAGACTCTCTAATTGAGATGCGTGAAAAAGGAAATCCTAGAGGAGAAAATACAGGCTTTGCTTGTTTAGATGAATTTTATTCCATAAAGGAAGGTTCTTATACGTTTATTCTTGCGCCTCCACATCAGGGCAAATCTGAGTTTGCTTTTGAGTTAGCATTTACTCAGGCAGAGAAATACGGCAAGAAAACATTAATCTATTCACCAGAGACAGGAAGCACAGAGGACATCTATGCTGAGTTTATTCACAAGTACACAGGTAAACCATTCTACAAATCTATTCCCGGAGCCGTAGAGGATAAACAGTTTTATAATGCCGTAAATTACATAGATGAGATGTTTTCAATAGTAGATAGTGATGAGAGAGCCTATGGCTTTAATGACTTAATAAAATTAGTAAAGGATGAGAAAATAATACTGACGGATCCTTACAATGAGTTAAAGCATGACATGAGCGAGTACGGAAATCGCCAGGATTTGTACATAGAGGATTTATGTGGTGATATTCGTAGATATTGCAAGAAAAATAAAAAGCATTGGTTATTAACTTTGCATCCTGCCAACCAACAAGCATTACTTGACAGATCAGGTTTAAGATATTATCCTATGCCAATGGCTAGAGAGGCTGCGGGAGGTCAAGCCTTATTTAGAAAAGCAATGACATGGATAAACTTGTGGAGACCGCCAAATGGTATGCTAGATGAGAACGGAATGCCATTTGAGGATAACATAACCTTAGTACACATTGAAAAGGCTAAACCTAAAGGCGTAGCTAAAAAAGGTCAAACTAAACTATTCTTTGATTGGAAGAAAAACAGATATTATGAATTTCCTAAACTTTACGCATTCGAACATGAAAAGTAATTTACAACTAGAGTTAGAGATTGAAGCATTTGCTTTATACTACCAAGACAAAATAAAGAGTTCTGAGGCATTATTATCTTTTGCAGGTATAATCTGCCACCTTGATGGAGATGTACTCTTATATCGCATTAAAAACGGCTTAAACGAGAAGATTCAGGATGTTATAGATAGGAATGAAAAATTAAAGGACATTTATGACCATTTTTTTATTTTATCAGAGCAGATTGAGCAAATGAAAAACATCGTAAAAAAGAATAATGCTAGAATGCTAGAGATGGAATCAGAGAATGAAAAATTAACGAAATTATTAAGCAATTATAAATCATGGGAATAAAAACTATAAAATTATTTGAATTAAAGAAAATACAGACAGAATTTCCATCTGTTAAAATAACAAGTCCTGATGAAGCAGCTGATTTTATTAGACAATTTTATTTTGATGATATAGAAATATTTGAAAGTTTTTTTATTTTATTGCTTAATCAGGGAAATAAAACAATTGGATATGCTAAAATAAGTCAGGGCGGAATAGCGGGTACAGTTATTGATGTTAGGATAATTGCTAAATATGCGATTGAAAGTTTGGCAGTATCGGTTATATTAGCTCATAATCATCCATCTGGAAACCTAATACCGAGCCAATCGGATAAAAATATGACTGAAAAAATAAAATCAGGATTAAAGATTTTAGATATTAACGTTTTTGATCATATTATTTTAACTGCTGATAGTTTTTATTCATTTGAGAGCAATAATATTTTATGACAGTTGCAGAGAAAAGTATGGCAATGAGTTACATACTCAGTCAATTATTAATAGAGAATTTAGAGATCGTATGCCTAGAGGTAAAAGGAAAGCCAGAGTTTGGAAAACTAAACGATAAGCTAATGAAGTTAAAAGGAGCATCACGTAATGCATTCAGGATATTAGAAAAAAATACAGAGCAGTTAGAAGAGTTAAAAAGTGAAATAGATGAATTATTAGGGACATTATGGGATTAAAATACAACAACATAAAAACAGTAATTAACGGAATTACCTTTGATTCTAAAAAGGAAGCAGGATATTATGGCATACTCAGGCTTAAAGAAAAGGCAAGGTTAATAGAACGCTTTGAGATGCAAGTCAGGTATGATCTAATAGTTAATGGAGTTAAAATTGGATTTTATAAGGCTGATTTTGTCACCTATAAACATGGCAAGGTTTTAGAGGTTATAGATGTTAAATCGGAAATGACTAAGAAATTACCAGTATATAGATTAAAGAAAAAACTGCTTAAAGCAATTTACAATATTGATATAGTGGAAATTTAATACCTTTGAGGAAATTACAGGCAAGGGTCAGGCAAACAAAAGTGCCTGATGGCATAAAAATATGAAAGTAAAAATCTCAGCCATTAAGGCAAACAGTAAAAATCCTAGAGTAATAAAGGATGACAAGTTTAAAAAGTTAGTCAAGTCTATTCAGGAATTTCCGGAGATGCTTGAAAAGAGGCCTTTGGTATGTTATACCGATGTAGATGGCAAGTATGTTGTACTTGGTGGCAATATGAGGCTAAAGGCAGCGCATGAGGTTGGCCTTAAAGAAATACCTATTGTTTTGGCCGATGATTGGACTCAGGAGCAAAGGGATGAGTTTTTGATTAAGGATAACGTTGGTTTTGGAGAATGGAATTGGGATGATTTGGCTAATGAGTGGGATGCTGAGAAGCTGACAGATTGGGGGCTTGACGTATGGCAGTCTGAGCCTGATGTTGATTATTCAGATAAAAATCAAGAGATTAATGCAGATTTTGAAAATCAAAAGTATATTTTTAAACTTGAATATACTGAAGAAGATTATTTAAAATTAAAAGATCAAATAGAAAAAATAGGTAAAACACCAGAAGCTATATTTTATGAGGCACTTAAACAATAAATTTGATTTTAGTACAATAAAAGATTTTGATAATCATATTTCAAATTCTATTCAAGGTTATGACGTTTTGCATTCACTTATTTTAAATATTAGTAGTTTTTTTATAAAAAAAAATGTTGTCCCTATTGATTTAGGATGTACATCTGGGTTGCTTATAAAAGCAATACAAAATAAATATAATTGTAAATGTATAGGTTATGATATTACTGATAACAATTTTATCGAAGGATATGATTTAAGATTAGCAGATTTAACAGATAATAATTTTTTAATTCCTGAAACAAATTTAATATTTAGTGTTTTTACATTACAATTTATTGATTATAAATATAGGCTTAATATACTAAAAAAAGTATATAATTCACTTTATAAAAATGGTGCTTTTATTTATTGTGAAAAAGAAATATGCTCAAATGGGATTATTCAAGAAGTATTTACATTTTCTAATTATAGTAATAAAAGAAATAATTTTTCAGCAGAGGAGATACTTAATAAGGAGAGTGATTTAAGAAATATAATGAACCCTTTAGAGTGTAAAGATAATATAGAATTATTAAAAAAATCTGGCTTTAAAATAATTGAACCATTTTTTCAATCTTTAAATTTCAAAGGTTATATATGCAAAAAATAGAACATAAATTTCCTTTTAAATGGAATTTAAAAGACGGTTATCAATATACAAAAAACGGTTATAAGGTATTTGGTACTTTTGTTTGTGGTGGTGGATCGACTATGGGTTATAAATTATCCGGATTTGAACATATTGGAGGATTAGAATTAACTGAACATTATTCTAAAATTTACAAAGTAAATCATAATCCTAAATATTTTTATACTGAGGATATAAGAGAATGGAATTATAGAAATGATTTACCCGATGAATTATTTGAACTTGATTTATTAGATGGTTCGCCACCCTGTGCCTCGTTTAGTACTGCAGGAGCCAGAGAACGTAAATGGGGAAAAGAAAAAGTTTATGAAGGACATATACAAAAAACAGATGATTTAGTTTTTGAATATGTTAAGACAATTAATAAATTAAAGCCTAAAACATTTCTAATGGAAAATGTTAGTGGTCTTATAAAAGGGAATGCAAAATTGTATGTAAAGCAAATATTTAGAGATATTGATGCAATCGGTTATACGGCTCAAATATTTTCAATAAATGCTGCATCTTTAGGCGTTCCGCAAATAAGACAACGTGTTTTTATTATTGGTCATAAAAAAGAATATAACTTATCTAAATTGAAACTTGATTTTAATGAGCCTCCAATATCTTTTGAATATGCAACAAAAGAGTTCTGGCAAATGGGAGGTAAAAGTATTGAAAGGTTTGCTATTTATAAACAATGGAAAGAGATAAATTACCCAAAGGAAAATAGTCATATTAAAAGATTTTCATTAGTTAGACCTTTTTTAAATAAACCTTGTAATACATTAACAGAAGGGGCATCAAATAACGGTGCGGCTTCTGTTTGTCATCCTTTACAGCCAAGAAAATTAAATAAATATGAATCTTGTGTTTTACAATCATATCCTTTAGATTATAACTTTTTAGACCAAAACCCATTAAGTTGTATTGGAAGGTCTGTTCCACCTGTAATGACTGCGCAAATAGCAAATCAAATAAAAATTCAATGGTTAGATAAAATTAATACAGGTTTAAGTGAAAAAGCACACTAAAATATATTTAACTTACTTTGGCTTTGATCAATCTGATTTTATACCCTGCGAGATATGCAAGGCTCAGGCAATAGATATACACCATATTGAATGTAGAGGAATGGGTGGTACTAAAGAGCCTGAGAATATAAATAACTTAATGGCAGTATGTCGAGATTGCCATGTTAAGTATGGCGATAAAAAAGAATACAAAGAGTTTTTAAAGGAGGTACATAATGATTACAAGCAGAGAAGAGTCACTAAAGAGGGGATTAAATACTCAATTTAAAAAAGGAGTTTCTGGTAATATAAAAGGCGCACCTAAGAAAATACCGCAGTTAGATGTTTTACTAGCTGATGTATTAGGTGAGGAGAAGGATGGAATAGAAGCAGCAAAGGCAATCCTGATGGCATTACGTTCAAAGGCAGTAAAAGGAGATGTTAGAGCAGCTGAGGTTTTATTAGATCGTGCCTATGGCAAAGCATCCCAAAGCCTGACATTAGATGGAGATATTAATTTTAGAGTACCTGCTCCAAATGTTTACAATACTGCGCCTCCTTTGTCACATAGTGAAAATGAAATAGATGTTTGATTGCAGTCCAGTATTCTATGAAGCATACAACACTAAAGAAAAGGTTTGTATTTTACAGGGAGGTACGGCATCATCTAAAACTTACTCTGTCATGCAACTGCTTTTCTATAAAGCAGTAAATGAGCAAAGGTCAGTTATAACTGTTGCAGGAGAATCATTACCTAACTTGCGTAAAGGTGCTTACAGAGATGCTGAAAATATCTTTGCAGATAACAAATACTTACAATCTCAACTAAAATTTTGGAATAAGACTGAACGGATAATCTATTTTAAGAACGGCTCACTTATTGAGTTTGTTTCCTTTGAGAATGAGCAGTCAGCAAAGAATGGTAAGCGTGACTACCTTTTTGTCAATGAGGCTAATGGTATAAGTTACCAGATATACTGGCAGTTAGCAATCAGGACAAAGAATAAAATATACATAGATTATAATCCCACAAATGAGTTTTGGGCGCATACTAAGCTAATTGGTCAGCCAGATACAAAACTAATAATCTCAGACCATCGGCATAATCCATTCCTATCAGAAGAAGATCATCAAAGAATAGAGGCTATAAAGGAATTAGATCAGGAGTTATGGAATGTATATGCTAGAGGTTTAACAGGCAAGATTGAGGGCGTTATATTTAGGAACTGGGCAATATGTGAGGCAATACCAGAGGATGCTGAGTTAATTAGTTATGGCATTGACTTTGGTTTTACCAATGATCCGACAGGTATAATAGAGGTTTATAAATCAGAAGGCGAGTTGTGGGTAAATGAGATGTGCTATGAAACCAGACTAACTAACATGGATATATGCCAAAAGCTAAGAGATTTTAAGGTAAGCCCAGAGCAGGAAATAATAGCTGATAGTGCAGAGCCAAAGTCTATACAAGAGATTTATGCTGAAGGTTTTAACATTCATGGAGCAATGAAAGGACCAGATAGTATAAAGCAAGGCATTGACATCCTTAAAAGATATAAGATAAATGTAACGGCAAATAGCCATAATCTAAAAAAGGAACTTTATTCATATATTTGGAAAAAAGATAAAACAGGCAAAATGTTAAATGAGCCGATTGATGCCTTTAATCACCTCATAGATCCTTTGAGATACGTGGCATTAAATAAGTTGGCATCTAAATTTGTACAGGAATATTCATTTGAATGGTAATTATGGGCATACTACAAAAATTCTTTAAGGCTGATATTGAAAAGGCAGCCCAAAATCAATTACAGTCTTTGATGCCCGGATTGCAGCAAAGCATAACTGCTAACCTTTACAACCAGAACGTATTTGGATGGATTGGAAATAATCAGGTTATAGTTGATTTTTCAGATAAGATTAAGTTTGTTGAAGAGGGATTCCAAAAGAACGCTGATGTTTACACTTGCATTGATATTATTAGTAAAAAGGTTGCGGAATGCGCTTATTGTCTTTATGAAGTCAAAGAGGGAGTAACAAAAAAGGATTTAAAGATATATGAGAATATGTCTATGGCTGAGGGTGCATCTGCTAAGATGAGAACATTACAACTTAAAGAGCAGATGTTTAATCAGGTAGAAAACAATCCTATACTTGACTTATTAGCAAAGCCTAATCCTTTACAGACTTATGAGGAATGGATGACTGATCTTGCAGGGTTTTTCTTGTGTACTGGCGATGGGTATATCTTTGGCAATGGTAAGGATGATGTGATGACTGAGAAACAAATCTGGTCACAACTATACTGCTTACCTAGTCAATGGATTGAGATTATCTCAGGTGGTATGTTTGAGCCAATTAAAGGATATTCTTTGACATCTATCTATATTGAAGAAGTACCTTTACCTGCTAATCAGGTTGTTCACTTTAAATCCTTTAATCCTGACTTTACGCTAACAGGAGCGCAACTATACGGACAGTCACCTATCAAAGCTATTTACAGAAATGTATTAAAAGAGAATGAGGGCGATAACGAATTATTAAAGCAGATACGTAATGGTGGTGCTATGGGCTTTATTTCTCCTGATGGGAATGGTGCAAGTTTGACAAAGGATCAAATGAACTTATTGAAGGAAAAAATCGTTGATGCAAAGCGAGGTGAAACTTTAATGGATCGTATATTCCCATCATCAGGACCGCTTAAATGGACTCAAATCGGATTACCATCTACTGACTTACAATTAATAGAATCGCTTAACATAGATACTCGCAAGATATTTACTGCTTTTCATGTTCCAATACAGTTCTCAGGTAGTGAGTCGGCATCTACGGATAATAATATGGGATGGGCATCTAAGCAGTTAATATATAATGCAACTGCTCCACTATCTCGCAAGATTAGAGATGCAATCAACAAGTTTGTTTGTGAGCCATACGCTAAAGCATACGGCAAGAAATATTACTTTGATTTTGACTTTAGTTCTTATCCTGAGATGCAGGAAGATATGGAAAAGCTAACACAATGGCTGGCTAATTCATATTGGATCACTCCTGATGAGAAACGTATTGCTCAGGGTTACGATAAGATTAGCACTCCAGAAATGCAGAACATTTACGTTCCTGCTAACTTAGTACCTATTGAGGAGTTGTCTTTAGATCAGGCATATAACAATGCAACCATAAATGGCAAGTAGTGTTAAATACCACAAAACCTATTTAAAGCTACATAAAGAGTATGAGGCTTATGCTTATCCTATCATTAAGAGAGCATTAGATGAGCAGACAAAAGCCATAACTGATTTTATAGATGATACTAACTTTGATGACCTACAGGTTTACATTCAGTTCTTAGTAAATCAAAAACCTTTATATGATGGATTAGAAAAAATCTATACAAAGATTGGCGTATCAGCTGCGACATTCTCATACGATTGGATACGTAACTCAGTACCTAAAACACGAAAAGATTTTATTACAGATTTCTTCAATCCTCAATGGTATATTGAGATGGTTGAATATTTTAGGTTTATTGGAGGTAATAAAGTTACAGGCATTGATGAGACAACAATAGATAAGATTAAAAACGTTTTAGCTAATGTAATTGGACAAAATTTGTCTAGACGAGATCAGGCTAAACTGTTTGAAGAAACGCTAAACGATCCTGCATTTAACAGGGCAAGGTCTTTAGTAATAGCAAGAACAGAATCCACAACTGCTGCCAACTTTGGAATTAACATGGGTGCTGAGAGTTCTGATTACGAGGTTAAAAAGTTTTGGATTAACACAAAGGATAAAAGGACTAGGAGAACTCATTTATTAATGACTCAGGAGCCTATTGAAATAAATCAACCTTTTATAGTTGGAATCACTCCAATGATGTACCCGGGTGATCCATCGGCACCAGCTGCTGAGGTTGTAAATTGCCGTTGTGTTATGGCTACAGAAGCAACATTAGACTCAGATGGTTTGCCAATACTAAAGCCTAGAACGCCTCCATACTTAAAAGACTTAAAAGCTAAAACATATACAGATTATCCAGATGCTGCGGTAAATAATGCTAAACGTGCTTTAAAATGGGCAGAAGAAAACGGATGGGGCGAATGCGGTACACCTGTGGGCAAAGCTAGAGCAAGGCAGTTGGCAAATAGAGAGCCTTTGTCAAGAGATACAATCGCTAGAATGGCATCATTCAAAAGGCATCAGCAACATGCCGATGTTCCTTATACAGAAGGTTGCGGTGGTTTGATGTGGGATGCATGGGGTGGAACGGCAGGAGTTGAATGGGCAATTAGAAAATTAAAACAGATAGATGCGGAATAATTTTGATATTTAAAAAATTAATATATTTGTAAAGATGAAAGGATTATTAGAATTTAAGAACTACAATGCCGAGATAAAGGACATGGATTCCGAAAGGATGACAGTTACAGGCTACTTTGCAAGTTTTGGCAATGAGGATTATGATGATGATATTATCATGCCCGGTGCCGCAACAAAAACAATCGCAGAGCGTGGTCCTATGGGATCGAATGAGATATTCTTTTTAAATCAGCATAACTATGCCCAACCGCATGGTAAGCCTATGGTTTTAGAGGCTCAGGAGAGAGGTATATACTTTGAGAGTAAAATAGCACCTACATCATACGGCAGAGATGCAATGATTCTTTACGCTGAGGGAATTGTAGTTCAGCATTCGATTGGTTTTTCAACTATTAAATCTGACTATGATCAAAAGACAGGGATTCGCATGATCAAAGAGATTAAATTATACGAAGGATCAAATGTAACTCTGGGCGCTAATCCTCAGACTCCATTCACAGGGTTCAAGTCTTTGACAATGGCAGAGATAAATGATCAGGTTGCAAAAATGATTAAGTTGCTAAAAGATGGTAGCTTGACAGACGAAGGCTTTGGTAGGTTGGAAATAGCATTAAAGCAATTCCAATTAGAGGCATTCAATTTAGGTAAAAATTCACTATTAGATACAGAGCCGACATTAGTCACTCCAGTAAAAGATGAGCCGAATATATTAACAAGTTTAATTAACGTTTTACAAAACTAAAAAATGGACAATTTAGAATTAAAGGCTCAGGAGTTGCTAGATGCAAACAAAGCTAAAACACTAGATGAGGCAAAGACCATCATCTCAAACGCAATCAGCGAAGCTACTAAAGCAGTTGATGCAAAATTAGAAGATGCAGTAAAATCTGCAAATGTTCGTATAGATGAAATGGACAAAGCATTGCTTGAAGCCAAATCAGAAAACAACAGAATCAAAATGGATGCACAAAGCAAAGAGCCAGTATCTTTCAATAAGGCATTTGCAACTGCTATGGATGAGAACTCTGATAATTTGGAGAAATTCCGCCGAAAAGAAATCAAGCAGTTTGCAATGGAATTGAAGACTGTAGGTGATATGTCATTGGCTAACATTACTGACTTAGCTGCTGCTAACGTTCAGATGTTACCGGGCATCATCCCTGCTGCTCCTCGTAAGTTGCACATCAGAGCATTACTTCCAACAGGAGTTATGAACACATCTGCAATTCACTACTTGCAAGAGACAGGTTCTGAGGGATCAGTTGCAGCATGGGCAGATAATTCAGGTACAAAATCTCAAATTGACTATGATTTGACAGAAGAGGTTGCACCATCTGAGTTTATTGCAGGTTACCTTCGTATTACTCGCAAGGCATTAGATGATATTTCAGCAATGAGATCTTATCTTCAAAGCCGTTTGTTAGAGCAGTATCTTGATGCTGAAGATAATCAATTACTTAACGGATCTGGTGTTTCTCCAAATCTAGGCGGGTTGATTACTAATGCTGAGGCATACACAGGATTCCGTACCATTCAGGTTGAGAAGTTATTAGATTCAGTTGCACAAATTGAATCAAACAATCACTCTGCAAATGGTATCCTTGTTAGTCCTGAGCAGTTCTATGCTTTGATGCTTACTAGAGGAACTACTAATGACTACACTCTTCCGGGTGGAGTTGCAGTTGACTTAGTAAATGGTCAAATGTTTATCTCAGGCGTTCCTATCTTTAAGTCTACTGCAATGAGCGATTCTAAATACTTAGTTGGTGACTGGTCAAAAGGTGCGCAACTATTTGTACGTGAGAATCCAATTGTAAGATTCTTCGAAGAGGATGGTACAAACGTTCGTGAGAACAAGATTACAGTTCGTGTTGAAGGTCGTATAGCATTACCAATATACTACACAGATGCATTCGTAACTGGATCTCTAAACGCTAATCCTAGCTAATTTTTTTGGTTAATAAGTGTAAGGATGAAAAGCCTGTCATTAATTTGGCAGGTTTTTTTTATTTCATTATGTTATATAAATAATTACCTTTGCTTTATGGTCAGGTGGCGGAATTGGTAGACGCTTAAGGGTAGGATGGATAGTGCACTTAAAAACAAATGAAAATTAACCTTGAAAAAAATCCATTATACAGGTTCGAATCCTGTCCTGACTACAAAAAATAAACTATGTTCAAAGCTAATTTTATAGGTCAAGAGGGATTATACAAACACAAAGAGTATGAAATCAGAATTGGCGTAATAAATGGTTGGATTCATGTCCGTAGAAAGTGTGGAGCAGGTCGAATGAATTATCCATCAATATTAGACTTCCTAAAAGATTGGGATAACATTAGAAAAATATGACAGATAAAAACATGGGATGGCAATGCCCTAATTGCTTAGTAGTGTATG